AATGTCGCGACCCCGCGCGAAGTCTTCTTACAAGCCGAAAATCAAGAGGTAAAAATTTAAATGTATGGCCGCTAAGAAAAGCGCATCGCCTGGCACAACGCGATGGGATTTTACACAATCGGAAATCGCGGAAATTTTCGGCGTTACTCCTGCGGCCATTATCAAATGGGATTTGCCTGCGAAAGAATTGTCCGGGAAAAAATGGTATGACATCCGGCTGGCAGGAGCGAAGCGCCGAGAAATTACAGAGCGGAAGGCGGGCGGCCAGGGTGCGGGGCTCACGGCTGCGCGCGTCCGTGAGGCAAACGCGCGGGCCGAAAAAGTCCGGATGCAAACGGCGATTTTGCGCGGGGAGTCGATCCCCCGGAAAGTCGTCGAGGGTGTCTGGTCTGATAAAATCCAGTATCTGGCGCAGGCCGCGGCGACTACGGACACCAGGGCCGCGCGGGTCATTTGCGAGCAGCACGGGATCGTGGACCAGCGCAGCGTGGAAAAAATAATCCGGCAGTTTTTGGACGAGGCCCTGACGCGAATGTCGGAATATAACCCCGACGAATACCTGGCGCGCATGGGCGCAGTCGTGGACATGGGGGAAGAATCAGATGGACCAGAAGACGCAGAAGCGGCTGAGAATTAAAGTCGGCGGGTATGAATGTCACTTGATAAAAATTCCCTTGCCGCATTGCGGCAGGTCATTGCAAACACGGTCGGCCGATTAAAGCCGCGCGAAAAGCTGAAAGTATCGGAGCACGCGACGCGCTTCCGTTACGTCGGCGCGGCGACGTCGCACTATGCCGGGCCATGGCGCAATGAATTGACGCCGCACCTGGTCGAAATCATGGATGCCGCAAATGAGGAGGGCGTGCATACTATTGTCTTGATGGGGCCCGCGCAGGCTGCGAAGACTGAGGCCATTCTAAACTGGATCGCGTACTTTATGCACTGGGAGCCGTGCCCCATTATCATGGTTATGCCAGACGATTCTCTGGTCGAGACGTTTTCAAACATGCGCCTTATGCCAATGATCCGCGAAAGCCCGGCGCTTGCAAAGCTGATCGAGACCACGAGCAAGCGCAACAGCAGAAACAAAATAACGGAAAAGGCTTTCCCGATGGGCTCGATTTTTATCGGCTCAGGCGAGACGGCAAAAACGTATGTGCAACGCGCGGCGCGTGTGGCGATCATGGACGACACTGACCAGGTTGCACAGGACATAAAGGGCCAGGGGAGTCCCGACAGTTTGCTTGACAAACGTACGGAGACTTATGCAACAAAGGCACTTAAGATTTATTGCGGGAATCCGACGGACGAAAATTCACACATGGCCAGGCTGTGGCGCAAGGGAGACCGGCGCGCGTCGCGTCTGCCGTGTCCGTTCTGCGGGCACATGCAGTCGCTGAAATTCGAGCGGTTTATTTTCAAGGAAATTGACGGTACAGTTTTGCCGGGCTCCGTTTCGTACCCGTGCGAGAAATGCGGCGAGCTCATCCCGGAAAGCAAAGCGGACTGGATGCGCCAGGGGATTAAATACGAGGCCGCCAGAAAATGCCGGGGCATCGCAAGTTTTTGGATTGAGGGCGGCGCGTTTGATGCGGGCTGGAAGCCCTGGCACAAAATCCTGGACGAAATAATCAAAGCGAAAGAGAAGCCCGAGGAATACAAGACGGTTTGGAACGTGACGCTTGCCAGGGTCTGGCAGACAACAAAAAGCGCGCCGCCATGGGAGGAACTGTACGAGCGCAAAAAGATTTTCAGACGCGGGGAAATCCCAAAGGGCGCTCTTTGCCTGACGCTCGGCGTTGACGTGCAACACGATAGGCTGGAAGGTCTGCTTGTGGGATGGGGCCGCAAGCGCCAGCGGTACGTCATAGACCATTTCATGTGGACTGGCAACCCTGCATTGCCGTCAACATGGGACCCGCTGCGCGCGCTCATAACGTCGCCGATGCCTGCGCCGCTGATTTGTACGGCGATCGACTCCGGAGACGGGAACACTGTTACGCATGTTTATGATTTTGTTGCAAGTATGCGCCAGGGGGACGAGCGGGTCATCGCGACGAAGGGGGCCAGCCGTTATTTGCCTACCTATGTTTTGCCGCCGGAGGCCCTGGAAATTCGCGTGGACGGGAAGCGCAAGCAGAGCGGCGGGAAGGTTTACAGCGTCGGCACGGACTTTATCAAGTCTGAGATATACGCATTTTTCAAATTGCCGCATGCAGCCGGGGATCGCGGCCAGCCGCCGGGCTGGGTGTTTTTCGCTGATGGATTTTCAGAAGAGTTTTATCAGCAATGCACAGCCGAAAGCCTGACCATGAAAATCGTCGGCGCCAAGCGTCGGTGGTACTGGCAAAAGACGCGCGAAAGGAATGAAGGCCTGGACCTAATGGTCTTGGCGACTGCCGCGGTCGCCACAAAGGGCTGGATGGGCTGGACCGAAAACGATTGGAGCCGATGGGAGCAGGCGCGCGCGATGTTCGCCGCGAAGCCGCAAGCGGTCATCGGCGGCGCGCCTGCGGCCCCGCGGCGATCGTCGGCAGATAACTATAGCGGAATTTCTCTTGACTGAGCGCGCGCGGCGTGGCATGTTGTGCGTGCCGTTTTGAGACTGTTTTCAGAGGGGCGGAACTCCATGGCCGCCCCTTCTTTTTTCCCCTTGACTGAATCCCCCCGCGCCCTGTTACTCTGACCCGTGACGCTCGCAGAACTCAGGGAGGCCCGCGCGGCCGTCTATTCCGCATATCTGGCCGCGCTTGCCGCGCCCAAATCCTACAGCCGAGGGTCTGCCGGCGGCTCGACTATGAGCGTGCAGGGCCAAGACGTGAAGGTTTTGAAAGAGCAGTTGGATATTCTGGACGCTGAAATCGCCATGGCTGGCGGAACCGTTTCTAAAATCGTTTATGTCAGGCCTCAAGACGGATGAGAAAAACGACGCAAGAGAAAATAGAATCCGCCCGCGCAAGTCTTGAGCTTGCGAACCTGCGCGCGGAAAAACGCAAGGTGCAGGCGCGCTCGAAACTTTTGAGCGGCTATCTCAGCACGGCCTCGGGCGATTTCGAAGCGGCCAGGCGCGACAGATTCAATCAGGGATCTTTTTCTTATTCGGGCATCGGACAGAACGAGCTCACGCCCGACGACGCAATCATCCCGGATTTGCAAGAGCTGCGGAAGCGGTCCAATTCTGCGGTCAACAATGACCCGATTGCAAAGGGGATTATTCGGAAAGTCGTTTCCGGAGTCATCGGCACAGGGCTTTCGATGCGCCCGGCTTTCGCGCGCGCGACGTTGACCAGGCTTCTGGGTATGACGCCAGAGGGAATTGATTTTGCGCAAGGCGTGCTCGCCGAACATTTCGCGCCATGGGCCGACTCGACCGCGTGCGACTACGGCGACAGGCAGAACCTGTACCAGAGGACCGCGCAGGTCTGCCATGTTGAGGCAGCGAGCGGCGAATCGTTCGTCCAGTTTGTGCGCAGCAATAACCGGAATGAATACGGGCTAAAGCTCAAACATATTCACCCGATGCTATGCATGAGCCCGCCGGATAAATTGCAGGATCCGTACTGCGTCAACGGCGTAGAAATCGACAAAGCCAGCGAGGCGCCAGTCGCATACTGGTTTATCAAGGACCCGACGCGGCCTTACGACAAAGACAATTTTGAACGCATCCCGGCGAAGGACGAAAAAACCGGCCGCCGGAATGTCCTGCATATTTATAACCAATTTCAGCCGGGCCAGACGCGCGGGATCCCGCGCCTTGCCTCAGACCTGCGGATGCTTGGCAACATGAAACGCGTTAACGACGCCAACGTCATGGCCGAATTGGTGAGGTCATATTTCACCGCATTTATCACAACGCAAACGCCAGGACAATGGCAGCCAGCAGACACGCAGAGCGATCCAATCATCGCGGGCACAGGCGGCACGCGCGACTCGACGACGGAGACCCCCGGCCGCCAGGTGCGCATGGGCGCCGGCGCCGTGCAGTTTCTGAATCCGAACGAAAGCGCGCAGATCGCAACACCTCAGAGCAATTCCACTTACGAGGCCTGGGTCACTGCACACATGAAATTCCTCGGGATGAGCCAGGAAATTCCTTATGAGGTTTTGATGGACGCCTTCCAGTCGTCCTACTCTGCAAGCCGCGCCGCGCGTCTCACATGGCGTAAGAACTGCGAGGTTAAGCGCTGGCAAATCGTTTACCAGTTTTTGCAACCAGTCGCACAAGAATTTATCTGGGTTGAATCAGCGCTCGGCCGTCTTGACCTGCCCGGGTATTTTGCGGACTCGAGGGTCCGCAATGCTTACGAGTCCATAGCCTGGGACGGCGACGCGATCGGACTTCTGGATCCATTGCAAGAGGCAAAAGCAGCGGACCAGTTGATCGCTACGGGCATTTCGAACCTCGCAGAGCAGACAACCGCGGTCACAGGCGGCGACTGGCGAGCCGTCGCGAATCAGCGCGCGGAGGAAAAGCGGCTGTACAAGTCGCTTGGCCTCCAGCCAGAATTGTTTGACAAAAGCGGCCAGCCGTTACCAGGTGCAACCAATGATCCAGCTCAATCCTGAATCCTTGCTTGCCGTGCATCATGGCTTTGAGCACGAGCTACAAGCCGCGCGTAAAGAGCTTTCGCGCGCAATCGCGCGCGGGCAGGTCAACCGGGACTATCGGGCGGACTATGGGATGCACGGCGAAAGCCGCGAGCTTTACGCAATCCGCGAAAACGGGATCGCTGAAATCTTGATTTCGGGCCCGTTAATGAACATGCCTGAATGGTGCGAGGAATACGGCTATTGCTCTTACGAGCGCATCCGCAAGCAGGTAATGAAAGCGCAAATTGACGACCGCATAACGGGAATCAGGCTTGTGATTGATTCTCCGGGCGGGACCGTTTCCGGATGCTATGAGACCCAGCGAATGCTTTCCGCGTCTGCAAAGCCGATTATCGAAGCGGAAATCCGGACGCTGGGCGCGTCCGCTGCGTATCTGCTTGCCTGCACGGCAAAAAAAATCCTTATCGATGCGCATTCTTCCGTCGGGTCAGTCGGAACCATTATGACTATTTACGGCGAAAAGAAATTTTTGCAAATGATGGGGATTTCCCGCGAGACGTTTGTGTCTGCCGTGAGCCCGTACAAGAACGACGATCCGGAAGACACTGGCGACGAGGGCCGCGCACGCTTGCAGGCCTGGATCAATAAAGCCGGCCTGACATTCGTGCAACGCGTTGCAGAATTGCGAAGCGTGCCGGTCGAAAAAGTTCTTTCAGATTACGGAAAGGGCGACGTATTGGTCGGAGCCGAGGCAATCGCCGCCGGCGTCGCCGATGGGTATATAACGGGCGTGAGCCCTGCGCCAGTCATGCCAAACGAAACAGGAGTCGAAGCCATGAAACGAGAAGAAGAAATCAAAGCAGAAACAGCGGCAGCCGCCGAGGATCCGACCGCCGAAAGCACGGCGCCAGAAACCCCGGCGCCAATGCCAGACGCGGCCGCGGCCGAGCGCGAAAGGCTCAAGGCAATTGACGACCTGCGCCTCGTCGGGTTCGACGACCTGGTCGCAGACGCGAAATACGGGTCCAGGATGACTGTGGACCAGCTCAAGGCGCGCGTTTTCGATGCGCAGCGCGACCGCATGGCCAGCGCCCAGGCCAATCTGGACCACCTGGCGGCAGCAGACAAGGCGGCAGCGGCCGCAGTTTCGAGCTCTGTCCCGGAAATTCCGGCCGAGAAAGTCGCAGAGCAGGCGAACCGGGAAGCCGGCAAAGCCGCAAAAAAACTTGTCAGTCCATAAACCAGAGGCAAAATAAATGAGTACACTACGCTCCTACGCCGACGCATTGCGCGGCCCCTACAAAACACGCAGGGAGTTCCCGGTCAGAAACGGCCAGATTTTTTCTCTGTATCAGGTCATGGCTCTGGAAACCAGTACGCAAAAACTGGTCCGCTATGATTCGGCAGCGTCTGACGGGGCAAATGTTCCGTACTGCGTTATTATGAGCGCAGGCACGGCGGACGGCGATACGTACCTGGATTATGTGTACAACGCCGACAGCCTCAACGGGACCAAGCTGGTTTTCAAAAACACCGACGACACATGGCAAGACGTCGCCGAGTCATTTCGGGCAAAAGGGATCATCGTGGAAGCGTGGAATCCTGCGGAAAATATCCCGCTGACGTTTGAATCCGAGTCCGAGGCGTGAGCCGTGGACGTTCTGTACATTCTGGGCACGGGCAGCCAATGGCAGAATAACGAGCTACGGTATTCCCTGCGAAGCCTCGAAAAATACGCGCTCAATGTTGGGCGCGTATTTGTTACCGGCGAAAATCCAGGGTTTCTCTCTCCGGAAGTAGTCTTTACGCAGTGCAACGATCCGGGCCCGCGCGCGTTTAACCACATCCACAAAGTCCGCGCAACGATTGAGCGCACCGACATTTCGGAGCGTTTTCTGTTGAACTATGACGATAATTTTTTTACGTCGCCGGTTGACATCGACTCTTACCCGTTTTTTTTCAAGGGGACCTTGCCGGACAGAACGGAGACCCATAGAGCGTACCGCTATTCACTGATTGAAGCGCGGCATTTTCTGGAGAAGCACGGCAAGCCGATTCTGAATTTTTCGGTCCACTGCCCTTGCATCTATGAGCGCCAAAAGTTTATGGCCTTAGAAGAAGCATGGGAAATTGGCGCGCGAAAGCCGCACGGGATCGCAGTACGCGCGGTCTATTGCAATTGGCACGGCGTAACGCCGGAATTTATGAGCGATTGCAAGCTCAAGACCGTGAAGAGCAAAGAGGAGGCCAGTCTCGCGATTGAAGGCCGGCACGTTTTTTCGATTCACGACGACAGTTTGCCCAATGGCGTGGCCAATATGATTCGGGAAATGTACCCGCGCCCCAGCCGCTGGGAGCTCTCCGCCGATTGAGATTTTTTTTCTTGTAAATCAAAACCGCAAACGGTTACGCTTGAACCATGGGCGAAACCAGAGCATTTGAAAACAACACATCGGGGCAAATCAAGACCGACAATCGAATCCCGATTGCATCCGGCCAGAACATCGTCAAAAATGAGGCCTTGATGCTGAATGGCGGCGGCACCGCACTTATCACCTACAATTCGGCGACCGGCGGCGCGGCCTTCCATTCGATTGCGACGCGCGACGTTGACGCAACGGGCGGCGCCGTATATGCGGACTATATCATCCGGGCCGACGAATTCAACGGGAATGACCTTGTCCTTTCCCATGCCGGCGACACCTGGCAGGACATCGCGGAAGAAGCGCGCGCGCTTGGTATCAATCTTGTCGCATTCAATGCGCGAGATCTTACGCCGCTCGAAGAGTCCGAGTCAGAATAAAGCAATTTTTCAAAACAGGAGAAAACGAAAATGCCTTACGACCAATTTGAAACTAGAAACCTGCTCCCCATCGCTGAAGAGGTGCGCGAGCCGAAAACGTTTTTCCAGTCCATGGTGTTTGGCGCCGAGGAAATCAGCGAAAGCGAAGTCGTTGACCTCGACAAAGACGACCGCGGCTTGCAGCTGGCGGACTTCACCGAGCCAGACGCAACGGCAAAGCCCACAGAAAAGCAATCATGGGACGCGCACACCTTCCGAATCCCGTATATGAAGCCAATGGCTTCGATCAAAACGTCGGAACTCGTTAGCCGGCTTCCTGGAGAAACGATTTACGGCGGGAAAAGCATGGCCGAGCGTCACCGCTGGCTGGCTGCGCGCACAATCGCAGACCTGGAAAGCAGGATCCAACGCCGCATTGAGGTCATGTGCTCGCAAATTGCGGCCAATGGCCAGATTCCGATCCTCGACGAAAACGGGAACACGCTGCGCGCAACTATTGTTTTCCCGCGCGACTCGCGCACCATGCAAACGCTGTCCGGTAGTGAGCGCTGGACCGAATCCACGGCCGATATTATCGGCAACCTGGAAGAAATGGAAGACGTCAGCTCAGAGCTGACCGGCATTCTGCCGGATTTCGCGTACTGCTCGCCAGAGGTTTGGCGCTGGATGCGTCAAAACACAAAGCTCCTGGACCTGCTCGACAATGTGTCAATGCCTGGAGCGTTTGCGACGCTGGAAAGCAAAGCGCAGGCGGTCGGCGTGCGCTCTGTGGGCCGGCTCCTGGGAAAAATCCCGCTCTTTGTCGTCTCGACGAAATACCGTCGGGGCACGACTGAGGTCCGCACTGTAGGCGCGCGCGTGTTTGGCATGGCGTCCAGCCAGTCTGCAAGTCGCGTTATTTACGGGCCGATTCACGATTTCAACGACGCGGGCGACGCGATCGCCGCAGCCGTGCCACGGTACCCAACGTCCTGGGTGAGCCGGAACCCATCCGCGCAACAAATTCAGGTCCATTCGGCGGCTCTGCCGTTCACGAGCCACTGGAATTCATTCCAGACCTGGAACGTCATCGACTAAGCGTATGACGGCTTTCCTGGCTACAGATGCCGCGCGGGTTCTAGAGGGCGTTTTGTCCCACCGCGCGGAATTCCCGGGGCTCGGCCTGGACATTCGCGGCGTTTTTGACAGATACGCCGCAGAATTCCAGCCAGGGACAGGGATGGCTGTGGCCGGGCAGAGCTCGACGCTTTCCGTTGCGTTTTCGCGTGTGAAAGACGTTTTAGACGATCTAAAAGGCGAAACTGTGCGTATTTATGACCCGGAATCGACCGGGGATGCGGCAGAATATGCCGATTTTGTGGCCGGACAGCCCCAAAAATACGAGAATTTGACCGTGGAAATACCCCTGGGGGCGGCCTAAAATGACCGTTGAACAGAAATTGCGGGAGGCTGCGGCGGCCCTTCTGACCACTACGGACGCGGGCGCAAACGTGTTTCCGATGCGCTGGGAACCCGCTGACGAGTCAATTTTGCCCGCAATTTGCCTTTATACGATTGATTCGCCGTCCGAAAACGTGCCCGGAGACATCGGCGAGCGCCGAAAAACGGGCCTTGACGTTGTTTTGTATGCGTCCGGACCGCGCACGCCGGCCAATCCTGCCGATTCGGCAGACGTGCAGCTCGACGCGTTGCGCGAGCAAGTCGAGGCGCTTCTAAACAAAATGTACGACTTCTGGGGCGTGGCAAACGTCATCCGGAAGGAATACAAAGGCTTCAAAATCAAAGCCAATACCGAGCAAAACCCGAAAGCCGAGCGCCTAACGCTCGCTGCGGTCATGCGGTACGATTTCGACTATATCTATGAAAACCAAGGAGCATAATCATGTCTGACGCAGTACGTGGCCTTTATTCAATGTTGAGCGACAAGGGGCTTTTGAGCTACGGCCCCGGCCGGTGCTTTTTCGGTCCTACCCTGGACGCGGCAATTCCTGACCCGCTCGACCTGACAGAACTTTCCTGGCTCCCAGAAATCGGGCACAGCTCCGACCTGGGACGGACGCAGGGAATCACAATCAAGCCCAGCGTGTCCAAGATTGAGCTTAAAACCGCAGACGACGGCGAGCGGCCTGCAGACAAGGCCATTTCGGCACATACCTGGAATATTGAGCTTGCCCTGGCTGACGCTGGCATTGTGAAAATCGCGCAATCGGTGCAGGGCATCGAGCTCGAAAGGTACACAAACGGGAACATTAAGCGAATCATGTTCACCGACCGCACGTACCAGCGCGACAGCGAGGTCCAGGCGGCGTTTCTTTTCCGCCTCTATCGCAACGGGGTCCTTTCCCGCAATCCGATGGACAATATTCTGTTTTTCGCTGCGGCTCCGAGCACAGAGGAGGCCGAAATGGCCTACAATTCGGGAGACCAGCGGGTCTTGCCGATTTCGTTTCTTGTGTATAAATCGCTTGACTTTGCCTTCACGGACGCGGACGGTAATTCAGTGCCGCTCCACGGGACCTCGTTTGCATGGGAGGAATCCGAAAGCGTGGTATAAAAGAGGGTCTATAAAATGTCAAAAGTCATCAAGCTCCAGCGTTACGAACTGGAGAAAATCGGTCTGGAATTCCCCAACGGAGAAATTGGGGAATTTTCAATCCGATTCCGCACGCTAGACGAGCAAGACAAAGAGATCGAGGAACAGCGCAAGCTTGCAAACTTGCGCAGCATGGGCCGGATCAAGGAAAGCGACTATCAAATTGCATACGCCAAGACGTATTGCGAATTTGACGAAAGCGTCGAAAAGCAAATCCGCGCCTTGCAGGTTCCAGAAATCGACTACCTGTTTGGCAAAATTCTTGAGCACATCAACCAGCTCAAAGAAGACAGAAAAAAAAACTAGTAAAACGAGCCGAAGCGCTGGGCGACCTGCTCCGCTTCGGCTTGCCGTTTAACTTCTCCCTGAAGCTCCTTAACGACCCAGAATTTTCCGAAGAATTCGAAATCTTTTATACTGCTGCGCACATTTTCGAACTAGAAAAGCAGAAGCGCGACCTGGAAGCGAATTTCCCGGCCGACGCTCGCAAGCGCCACTTGAACCTTTCGCGTATGATCGAAGTGCAAAGGGGCGTTGACCCGATGGCTCCGGAGCCGGAAGCAGTCGCCCAAACAGACGCGATGATCGAAGAGGCCAGCCGCGGGAAGAATCGCAGAAAGAACGCCGCGAAGCGGGGGAAACTGCTTGTAAAGCGTACGCGTCCGAAGTTACCTGAGAAGAGAAATGGCGCGCGAACTGTTGACGGTACTGAAGCTCGACGACGCCCAGTTTAGGCGCGGGATGAGCGATAACCAGAAAGCCGTTCTTGGCTTTTCTGGTGCAGTCGTTGCTGCGGGCGCGGCAGTTTTCGGCGCCACTGTTGCTATCGCCAATTACGAGGACTCAATGAACGACGCCGCGAAAGCGGCCGGCGTTGCTATTGAGGATTTCTCGGCATTAAATCACATTGCGAATCTGTCCGGCGTGAGCATGGAACTGCTCGGGAAATCCATGCGGAAACTGATTGCGCCGACCGCGCAAACGCAACAGGACCTGGCAGCGTTTGGAATTTCGCTGAAAGATGCCAATGGGCAAATGAAAAGCCAGACGGTTTTGCTGGAAGAGATTTCCAACAAATACAAAGCCTTAAAAAATCCGGCAGACAAAGCGCTCCTTGCGATGACCGCTTTCGGGGAAAAGGGCGCGGCGATGGCCAGTCTCCTGGAAAACGATATTGGGAAACTGACGGCGCAGGCCAAGGCGATGGGCCTGGTCATTACTCAGGACGCAGCCGAGGCCGCCGGGAAACTTGCCGACGACATGGACGTCCTCAAAGGTTCTGTTTTTGGCCTGGGAAAATCTGTTGCAGATAGTATCATCAAATTCGTGAATCAGACGGGAGTCATTGAAATGCTTTCCGGAGCAATTCAGAAAGTCACGGGTTGGTGGCTGTCTCTGGGAGAAGACACTCAAAAGGCGATCGTTTCAGCGGGCGCCGCTGTTGTCGCGATTGCCGCGATTGCCGGAGCCGTGACGCTTGTTGGCGTCGCGCTTTCGACGCTTTCGGTGAACCCTGTTTTCCTTGTGATTGCCGCGATTGCTGCGCTTGCCGCCGGGATTGTTTACCTAGAAACCAAAATTGGGCTGGTGTCTGCTGCGGCGTACGCGCTCCAGGCGACTTTCGATTCCATTTATAATGTCGTGCGCCCGGTGGTCAACGAGGTGAAAAAGCTCTTCGAGTTTGACACGAAAGACGCGCCGGATTTCGAAAAGATTTTTACGAGTATGGCGCGTTATGCCGTGCAAGGTGTAGCAATCGCAGTTGGCGCAATCAAGAATTTGAACAAGCTCGTTTTCAATCTGGGCGAGGGCCTGGTCGAGGTTGGTAAACTTTTTCTGGCCCTTAGCCCCGCGAATCTGGCGGCGACAATTGCCGGCGGCGGGATTTCTATTAGCGATACGCTCAGCAATCTTGCAGGGATTGGGAAAGACACGGCCGGAATTTTTAGCCAGTCCTGGCTAAAGGCAGGGGACGACGCCGCGCACGCCTTCGACGTCGCGCTGGAAGAGGCCAGGATTAAACGCAAAAAACTGGAAGAGGAAGAAAAAAAGCGTCCGCCCCCTCCCTCTGGTGGAGCTACTACTCAGACCGGACCCGGCCCCGCTCCGTTTGTCGGCACGCTCGAAAAGCTCGGCAATGCGGCATCGCTGGCCAGCAAATCGCTGGGAGAAATGGTCGACAATCTAGGCACCGGCGAATTCGGGAAGGCCAGCGCGAGCGCCGAGCAATTCGGGATGGCGCTTAGTAATATTGCGGACATTGCCGGGAGCACTTTGCAACCGGTGGTCGATGTAATGGGCCAGATTTCGAAAGTACACCAGGAAGAAATCAAGCGCAACACTGACAAGAGCCTTTACAATCTGGATTTTGTGACGCAGGTCATGCAGAAGCAGGCGGCCGAAGAATTGCAACGCGTTACGCAGCTCGAGGAAAGCAAGCTCGACGCCCTGCGCAAATCGCAGGCGGCACAGCTCGGGATTTTGCAACAGGGCATGGTCGAGCGCTTGCGGCTCCTGGACCAGCAATTCGCAAGCGAAGAGCAAAAACGCGAGGCGGCATATCAGCGCGAGCTAGAGGCCGAGCGCGCAAAATGGGTTGCAGATACCGCGGCCTTTTTGGCGAACACCCGCAGCAAAGAGGAGCGCCGCATAATCCAGGAAGAGCAGGACCAATCCTGGCGGGAGCGCGAGGCGCAATTGGAAGCCGCGCACAAGCAGGCAATGGCGGATTTTGCGGCAGGATGGGGCGAGCAAAAGCAGGCCACAACCGAAGAGGAAAACAAAAAAATCGAAGAGGCAAAAATCGCCTCCGACCTTGCGATCGAAAAGGCAGAGCAGGACAAAAACGCGCGCCTGAAAGCGCTTCAGGACCAGAAGGAACAGAACGACAAGCAGGCCGCAAAATTCAAAACGTTTATCGAATGGATGGGCGCGTCGGCCGCCATGGAAACGCAGAAGGGCGCGCAGATCGCGCAGGTCATGGCGTCCACAGCTGCGGGCGCCGCTCAGGCTTTCGCATCGACTGCGTGGATTCCGATTGTAGGCCCTGCGATTGGCGCCGCTCTGGCCGGTACTATTCTGGCCTATGGCGCGCGGTCCGTGCAATTGATCCGGACGCAACGCGTACCGCCTCCGGTGTCCCTGGCCTTTGGCTCTGGCGGCGTTACCATGGGGCCAAGCCATGCAGCCGGCGGAATCGACACAATGATCGGCGGCCGGCCGGCAAACGTCGAGGGCCGCGAGGCAGTCATCGACCGCAAGCGGACCAGCCAGCTTTTCGGATTCATTGACAACATGACGTCGGGCCGGACGATGGCCCAGCGAGGCCCTACGACTGTGAACCTGCATTTTTATGGAGTCCGAAACGCGACGCCAGCTTTTGCGCGTGAAGTAATGGACATTGCAAAGCGTGAAATCGACAGCGAGGCAATAGTCGCATGAGCGAGCCAGTAAACTACGTCCTGAAAAATTCGCTCGGGCAAGAATACGTTTTTGGAAATGCCTGGATGCCGCAGGTCTCGCCCGCTATTACAGGTTATACCGTTACGCCTCTTTACCAGAGGCCCGGCGGGATGGCTGCGGGCGATTCGGAAATCGGCCCGCGGAAAATCACGCTCGAATTGAAGGACGTGCAAGAGGACCCGGAAACTTACATTGCTGCGCTTAATTCAATTCGGTATGTTTCGCGCGATGGCGCGCGGCCGTGTTACATTGAGGAGCGCCGCGCTGGGTACCGACAGGAAGTCGTGCGCGAAATGTCCGGAGACCAGGCCGACGAATTCATGTACCGCCACAGCGGCAAAAAATCGGTCTCGTTTCATTTGCTTGGTGGGAACTGGGAAACAATAGACGAGGAATTCCAGGAGGCAACGGACTGGCTGGCGTCTGGCGATTCTCTGGTCGTAAACAATCCAGAGCTTGAAGACGTTGATTGCCTTATTACAGTCATTCCGCAGACGACGCTCGCAACGTTCACAATCACAAACCTTGCAAACCAGAACGGGTTGACCATTGCGAACACAAGTTTTCGTCCCGGGAAAACTATCACAATAGACGGGCGCGACGATGGCCAGATCCGAATGAACGGCTTGAACATAAAGCTATCTCTGGCTGTTGGTTCTACGTTCATCCGCCTCGCGCCTGGCAATAATCCATTGCTGTACGAATCGACAGAGGGCGGCGCAAAACTCCAGGTCACATTCCGCCCGGAGCGTGAGGAAATCTAAAAATGCCTGTTACGCAATACGGGCATGCATTCGGGTTTGACGAGCAGGGCATCGACGAGTCCGTGCTCGTGGAATACGACTATTTAGCGCGCGGCGGCGTGACAACAAGCATCAAGCGTACGGTGTATGGATTCGGAGCGCACGGCGCGCGCCTTAAATTGCGCGGCGAAACATTCGTGCCGATTTCCAGGCAGAGCGGCACAGCGGGCCCCGGTACTATTTCGATCACGTCCGCCAGCGGCGCAGCGTCTGACACAATCCGGACGGACGTCAGGCGCCCGCTTTTGCATACACTGGAATTTACAAACGCGAAAGACGGGAGCACCGATTTTTCGTTTACGCTTCACCGGATGCCGAGCTTCCCCCTTATCCCGTTTTCTATTGTATCAATCAAAATCGGGGATACCGCTTTCGACTGGTATTCCGGGGTTTTAAACTATCCAGATTTTGGCGGCCTCGGGATCAGCGAGCGCAACGGGCGCGAGGGCCCTTTCAAGTTTTCCGGAAAGGGCCTGGTGCAGTACCTGAATCAGATTGAAGCGCAAGACCAGTATACAGGCGGCCCATCTGTGGACGTCACCGACATTGTGCGCCAAATGGTGCAGGATTGGATCGTGCCGTTTTCGCCGATTCACTACGATGAAAATAAAATATATGCCTCGGCCGGCGTGCCATTGCTGGACAATATCGACACCAGCAAAACGCCGATAGGCAAGGCGCTTTCGATTCTCGCAGACCAGGCAAAGTGCAGGTTTGGAGTCGATGGCGACGGGGATTTCTTTTTTGTCCCTTACGAGGACGACCCGACGGCCGTTTATTTTGTGCAGAAAGATTTCCACGGATGGGAACCAAAGCAAAACATGGATTCGGTCGTCAATTACTGGCTGCTGACTCGCAACGGCGTAAGGGATTCCGAAAAGTCCGGCTGGACGGTAGGCGCAACGCGCGAGGACGTCCCGAGTCAGAAAAAGAACGGCTTTCGCCGCGAAACAAAGAGTTTCCCGGGATACTGGGGCGACGACACGTTTAACATCGTCGCCGACAATCTGATCGAAAGAAGCAAAGACCCGGAAATTTGCGCAGTCGCAAAGCACTGGATCGTGCCGTCCACTGGCATCCGCTTTATCCCCATCGGCCGTTGCTATGTTGTCGAACCGCCTGCGAAAAACTGGACGATTTTCGACGACCTGGACGACTCCGGAATCTGGACAGGCCCTGCGGTCGAGGATTCCGACGTGCTCATGTGGAGCGCAAACAGTATTCGAATAGATCATCCCGGCGCCGATTCTGACTCCATCGAGTCCGAGGTGCTGGATGATTTCACAACGGCTTATTTATTCAAAGACCTATCATTCTATGGCAAGGTAACAAAGATTGCATTCTATGCCCGCGCTACGCGCATCGGGCGCATTGGCGTCTGGGGTTTTGGTGGTTCTGCCTGGGATGAATACGGAGACAACCCAATCGAAATTTACAACGCGGGAGACTTCGAGCGCCAGGAAATAGACATCGAGGCGCTTGTCGCTGGCGGCCTTTCCAGCTTGCGCTATTTTGGCGTACAGATTCAAAACGAAAACGCGCTTTCACTGTATCTAGACCGAATTGAAATTGAAGTTTTTGGCGCGCGCTGGCTGAATTTGCAGGTGACAAAAGTCCGGACGGACCCGAAGGCAAAAACGATCGAAGTAGAATTTGGGCAGCAGCCGCCCAGCTTGCCGTCATTCATGCGCGGCTTGCAGGCCGCCGAGTCGGATTTGAGATTCGGCCAGGAGATCAGATAATGCCAGCAAATCACAGGCGTAACCAGCAAGACGGCGAGTACAGGCCAAAAATCTGGGGCGGCGTTAACGGCGACGTTTCCGGGGAATTCGAAGAACATACCGTCCAGTACTGGTCAGACGGCCAGTTTTACGGCATCCAGCTGCGGGAGGCTCCAATCCGCGGAGACGGGATTCCGACCATTCGGATATATCGCCGCGTGGCAATGGTTGACACATTGCTGACCGAGGTGGAGCTCGAAATCGACCCGAGTACAGGGGAATTTTCGGTGGACTACGAGGAGGCCGGGTACGACGGAACCGGCCGGGTATTTGCCAGCCCATCCGAGGAGGGGAATACCTGGATTGTCAAACGGTACGCAGGCGTCGGGGAAACAGATAAGGACGAGGAGAACCTGGAAATTGAAGGCGATTTTACGATCGGCGGCGTTTTGCAGGACACAGACGGCGCAGCGCTTGCGGGATACGGCACGCGCAACGGCGGCACGGTCAAATTTTACGCCGAGGAAATCGAGTTTACTCTGGACAATGGATCAAACACGGTAGCGCACGGGGTCGCAAGCGGATACACCGACAACCTGATTTTCAATCCGCGCGTGAGAGACGACGACGGCGTCGCCAATCCTGGGATTTCTTCCATCGACTGGAACGATACCAATTTCGTCATAACGGCGGCGCTCCCAGGGCCCAGGACTGCTCACATATCTTTTTACCGGTGGGCTGAATAATGGCAATCGGGCCAAAAAACATCCGCGAAAACCAGAGCCTAAAAGCGCAGGGCCTGCCGTACAGATTCCCGAAAACAATCGGCGGCGCGTCTGGAGAAATCGCGGACGAATGGGAGACGCACACGGTCCAGTATTGGGCAGACGGCGATTTCTACGGGATACTTTTAGAAGAGCTCGCCGTGAAAGGCTCGGGAATTCCTGCGCCGCTCATTTATCGCAAGGTTGGCAGCACATACACGGAATTGACAGAACTGCCCCTGTCCACCATCCCGCCGGTCGGATTCTACGCGATCGACTATCACGGCACCGGGTTCGAATCGACAAGCCGCGTTTTCATGCACGAGGATATGAACGGCTGGACAATTGTTGTAAAGCGTTACGCGGGCCTCGGGCGCGTGCCTCGCAGGACCAGAAAAAACGGCTTTGTGCAAAATCGCCTGACTGTTGCCGGCGAAATCATCGGCAATGAAACAGTATATGCGGGCGCGACAATTGCGCGCGAGCAATTGGCGGTCAAAGAAATTGTTACCGAAAACGTGAATAAGCGGTTTAACTTAATCGAGCACGGCATCCCAAACGGGAAAACGAGAATCATTTCCTGGGTTTCGCACTATCGCCCGGCCGCGCCGAAATTTCGAGACGTTTCCTTTCTCCCGCGCGCGCTCAATGCTCAAAAATGGTATGGCGGGAATCCTAACGGGTCCGGGCTTGTGTCTGACGAGAACAGCATCGCGGCCGATTTCCGTTCTATTGCCTATGGTGGAGGCGTCTGGGTTGCCGTTGCAACGCCGACGGCCGGGGCAACGTCTGTTTACACGTCACCGAATGGCATCGCCTGGACGCGCCGCACGGCAGCCGCTGCGAATAATTGGACGTCAGTTGGCTACGGCAACGGCTGGTTTGTGGCCGTTTCGAGCAACGGAGCCAATCGAGTCATGCGCAGCCAGGATGGAATCATCTGGGTCTCTGCGTCTGCGGCTGAGGCAAATTCGTGGAACGGGATCGCGACAGACGGCGCGGGGACATGGATCGCTGTTGCGTCCACTGGCACAAACCGCGCAATGGTTTCGACCGACGACGGGGCAACATGGGCGGTCTCGAATATCGGGTCTCGGTCATGGACCGGCGTTGCCTATGGTGGAGGCGTCTGGGTTGCCGTCGCATCCTCGCACCTAAAGCGCAGCACCGACAACGGGGGGACGTGGGGAGGAGAAACGGCGGCCGGCGTCGGCCTTGCTCTTTCGCGTCGGGTCTCATTTGGGCAGGGCTATTTCGTGGCCGTTGCGCATGACTCTGGCGCTCTGACTCTCAGCGCCTACAGGTCCGCCGATGGGTCTTCCTGGGCGCTCGTGTCTGTATCTGCTGGGCCGGATAGCGATACCCTCGACATCTGCGCAGGCCTCGGCCTGCACGTAATAGTCGAGGCGACCGGGCTTTTTATATCGTCCGATGGCGGCGCGACCTGGACCCCTTACGTCGGACCGCTTAATAACGTCGGCAGCTCTGGCGCGTTTGGCGACGTGCGCGAGCTCGCTTTCGGGCAATCGGCGTTTACCATGGTCGGCGGCTCTGGCAGCCTGGCATGGACAGAGCGAAATTTTGCTGACGATTCACACCTTTCGGTTTTAACAGACATTAATGACGAGGCCGCAAGCGTGAACCGGGAAGTTTATACGTACATCCTATACAAGCAGGCGGACGCATGACCAACAAAATTTTGATAAATAACCGAGTTAACCAGGTTACCGGCGCAACGGACTGGCTCACGTTCGCAGACGCCGGATTCCCGGACCTGCCGGAAACCTACACAATCGCAGACCTTGACGCGAACAGAGCAACCGACGGCGGGCACTATCGGAACCTGTACGGGATCAGGCTCGGGAAAATTCCGGACCCTGACACCCTGCGGATTTTCGAGTATTTGGCCGACTCGAATTCTGACTCTTTCGATTCAGACACAGAGGCCGGCGCGGAATATACGCGCGCCGCTTCATGGCCGCCAGGTGCGGGAGAATTCGCCACGTCTGGCAATGGCGATATTGTATATTTTCACGCTTCACAAAACGGTGTGCAAGTCGCCGTTCTGCCTTACCAGTTCCGATGTACTCCGCTCACGATTGACAAAATAAAGGAATTCGCGCAATCTGCGGTTTCTGGCTCAGAGCTTGACGCGCTCGTCGATGCTGCGGTCGGCCCGGCAATCGACGACGCTTTCGCGAGCGCTGCGAGCGCGACAAGCCCCGCGAATCCGGACGAATTCCCGCTTTTGGTTTCGTCTGTCCTGAAAAAAATTACATGGGCGAACCTGCTAACGGCGATTCAGTCGGCGCTTGGACTGACTACAAAAAGCTATATTCGGATGAAAAACGGAACCGCGCGCGATGCCGTTTATACTAACGTTGTCACGTACGACAGCACGCCAGAAAGCGGCGGGTCAGGGATTACGGCAGTAAACGACGATTCTGGTACCAGAAAAAAAGCGTTTCAGGTCACAACGGCCGGACTTTATGTTGTGTCTGCAAGCGTTTACGTTGTGAACACAAACAAAGAAATCCGCGTAGGCTCATCCGTGGACAACGCGTCAAACGATTCCAACACCAGAAAAGCCTGGGTAGAATCGCCGAATAGCTCCCAGGGTGACACATGGACAGGATACGTCCCGGCCAATCACTACATCTGGATTTATTGCGACAGCACGCCGTCAGGATCGGACAGAAACCAAATTTCAATTCTGGGGCCCCTGTAAATGGAAATTGCAAACGAACAAATTCAGCGAGCCGGCACGATTGCGGGCCCCAGCCTTCTGGGCGCGCTTGTGTACTATTTCCGGCGCAAAAAGGAAAAACGCGAGGAGCTAAACGAGCGGCTGGCGCGCATGGAAGCGAAAACGGATGCAATCGAAAAAAACGTGCAAATAATGCTGACGCATATCGTCAGCACAAAGGCGGCGAGGCGCAAGCGATGATTTACCACGACCAGCGGCAGAAAAAATCGGTTCCGGGCGTGCCCAATTGGGCACAGTGCTTTTATTGTTCTGTTGTCATGCTCATTTCACATTATGCGAAAGCCGGCGCGGACTTGTACGACAGGTATTTTGACGACGTCGAAGTCCTGTACGGCCAGAAGGGAATCGGCGAGGAGTCAATGGCAAAGCACAATCTTTCGCTAGTGGCGAAAGACGGCTCGCGCGTGCGCTCTGGCCAGTTCTGGGCTGTGCATTGTGACGCGGCGAACAAATACCTGGCGCCCAAAAAAGCAATCTGGGCCGAAATTTCCTGGCAGGCATTCCGGGACAGGCTGGCCAAAGGCCCGTGCGTGCTCGGAACAAAAATCCCACCATCCGATGGACACATTATTATGGTTGTGGGTTTTGACGGGTCCAGTTACATTTGCCAGGACCCGTACGGGGACGGCCGCCAGGGCTATCCTGCCGGGTCCAGCGGCGAGCTTGTAAAATATCCAGCCGCGTGGCTTGAATCGGTTTCCGCTGTACCGGGCAAGGCGCGCGCAATGTGGGTTGATGCATGACCAAAAAAATTCTGACGCAAATCACAGGCGTATTTATCGCCGTTGCATTCGGCGCGCTTTCCACGTTTTCCGCCATGGAAGCGCCCGACGCAAAAAGCGCGATTCTCAAGGGGTCCGAGATCCCGCCATGGGGGATCCCTGCGGCGATTTCCGCCGGCGGGTTTTTGGTCTGGCTGTTGCCCATCATCTGGCCTTACGCGCGCGAGGCCTGGAGCAAATGGCGCTCAAAATCCTGATTGCGGGGCTGTTGTTTGCATCTGCCCCGGTGCGAATTTATGAGGACGCAGCGCAACGCGCTGGCGTGGATCCGGCAGAAATCCAGGCGCTGGCAGAAGCTGAAAGCCGGCACGACCCGCGCGCGGTTTCGTCGGTCGGCGCCCTGGGATTGATGCAAATCATGCCGGGCACTGGTGCCTGGTTCTGCAAGCTCACCCGCGCCGAATTGCTGAACGCTGCAAAAAACGCCAGGTGCGGCGCGGCGTATTACGCGCATTTGCGCGCGCGGTTTCGTGGGAATCCTGTTCTTGCAGTCGCTGCGTATAACGCAGGGCCAGGAGCGGTTGAAAGGTTTGGCGGCGTGCCCCCGTATCCGGAAACGCGCCGCCATGTCGAGAAATGGGCGAAGGCTTTTGCGCGAATCAAAAATCAAAAAGGAATGTCGTCGTCCGGGTATTCTCCGGATACGGCAACGCCTGCCGGCTCCGGAGCGTTTGGCGCGGGCTGGCTTGCGTCTTTTTTGTTGGGCATTAGCTCCATTCTTTCGCAGTTCCCGACGTGCCGGCTGTGCTTGGTGCCGTCCTTCTCCCATGTCTCAAGCTCAAGTTTCCCTGTCAGTCCGACCATGTGACCTTTTTTCAGATACTGCGCGGCGACCTCGCCAGTTTTCCCCCAGATTTTCCATCTAAGGAAGCAGGTTTTTTCTTTCGTCTCGCCGTTTTTGTCCTTCCATTTCTCGGACGTTGCCACGTCAACCTGGCACAGAGTCGCCCCGCCGGGCAAAGTTTTTGTCTCAGGGTCTCGCGTTAGGCGGCCCACCTGGATCAGTATGTTCATTCTATTCCCATCCTTTTTTTCATTTCGTTTGCAACCGTGTTTTCATTGTCATGCTTCCGCGAGCGGTCCGAGTGGATATATTTTTCGGTCGTCGCCAATTGCTTATGCCCCAGAAAGTCCGCCACTTCGCGCTGGGACAGGCCGGCCGCGTGCGCAACGCTTCCGGCTGTATGGCGTAAATCATGCAGGTGGACGCCTGGCAGATTTGCAAGCGCGCAAACGCGCCGCCATGCGCCGTAGGGCTCGACGAAACACTGGCCCGGAATTCTGCCCGGTATGATCCATGGAGAATCGCCGCGCGGTATTTGCCGGATGATTTCGAGCGCCGGCTCTGATAGCGGCTTAAAACGTGCGCCGGTTTTGGAGTCAGGCAACAGAAGCGCCGAGCGCGAAAAATCGACCCATTCCAAACGCGCCTCCATGATTTCGCGCAGCCTGCACCCGGTCAGCAGGAGCAGGCGGACCAGTGGCACAATCTGCCAGGCTCGCCAGCTGCGCGCCTGATCGAGAACAGCGCCGAGCCGTTGCAATTCGTCCGGGCTCAGCATCCGCTCGCGGCCGTCCTCGTGGAATTTGGGGACATGCCTGCACGGGTTCGACCCGTCCGGGCGCAGTTCCCAGACTTCGGCCAGGGTGAGGGCCTTCGAAATCAGGGCCCGCGCACGGTTTGCGGTTACGTGCGAAACCGATTTGCCTAGCTCTGCGTGCAGAGTCATGATGTGCGCGCGGGATACGTCGCGCACCGGCACGGATCCAAGCGTCGGCAGAATGTGCAGGCGCCAGGTCAATTCATCCTGTCGGATGCTACGCGGTTTTTTGCGCGGGGCGTGCTCTGCCATGTAGCGCGCAGCGAGCTCTGCGACTGTGCAGGCCGCCGGAGCCTGCGCGGAAGGGAGGTTCAAACCTTCTGGCATAAAAGCGCCATGCGCCGGCAAGCCGCGAATTTGCCCTTTTGTAAAGTGAGCCCGACTTGTCGGTCGGACAGATAACCCAGGCGCTTAGAAAGCGCGCGCGCAGAGCCGGCGCGTCTGGCGGCCTCCTGAATCTGGGACTTGTAAAACGCAAGGGCGGCCGTTGTGGCCGCCTCCGCTTGTTCGAAATTTGTGATTTTTATCATGCCTCTATAAGCCTCCGTCTGTACTC